ACAATCAGAATGGTGACCCAATAGGGCGTAAATATGACAATCCGGGGGGCAGCTATTTCGACTTGATCACCCCCGATCGGCAAGGCGACGAAGAGTTTTCTCTGTATGAAAAATATACGGCATTAACTGTAATGAGGAATTTAAGAGATAACCCTGATCTTCAAAACCACACCTTGGAAATTGCACATGAGGACAATCGAACCCCCGGCAATCCAGTCATTCAAGGACCGCCTGCTATTGCGGGTCAAGCGTCCAGCAAGCAAGGAAAGAAGTGGAAGGTCAACAAAATAGCTCTACAACTATTGAGAGCTACCACGGGTACACGGGAAGAACGAAACAAACGGTTCTCAGAACGCCTTGACGAAATGTTCGAAATTGATACAACGCCATCTCGTCACACAAAACCAAGAATCACTATCGGCTTACGCAAAGAAAAAGATCATCCGCAACTACTTGACTTTGAGCTCGGCTTAGATGCTGAAGAGAGTTCAAAATGGGGTCACAACACCGCCACTACTGCTCTGATTGCCCTAGCAGCTCACCTTGACGATGTGCCCGAAGGTGAACAGGCAGCAGTTATCAAACAAGGTAAAGCAATATTTGGAGCCACGATTGCAACACATGAATTCTCTGGACATGGAAGTCATACTGCAAATATTAAATCATTTGCAGACAAAGATTCAGGTGGTGAAGAAAACGCATTAAAACGAGCATATGAACGAATAAAAGATCGTATAGCAAAAAACCCCATCGCTGACAAAACCGCGCTAGATCTGGATAGCGAACATATAGATAAAACCAGCACTGGTGGTTATGCCTTGGCCCATGGAGCATATGGCCCAAGGGTGATTCTCGCCGTGGATAGAGCTGCTGCAGATTTATCAAACCACGGCGATATCCGAGGTGTTCTAAGTGTCGACCCTGACACTATGGGGGTCGGGCAATGGATGCGTTATCTCGACATTATGGAAAAGACGGGTTCCAATAGGGCTCAGCGGCTTATTGAATGGATGGGACAACCCATCATGGATGGTGACGGCAACGCATACACAGCCACTCCCGGACTCGCCCAGTATTTCAACGCATTAGCAGGTGAGGCTGCCCTTATTTGGCTAGACGTTGACCTAACCATCTCCCCGGGTGAAGAATTAACTCTTGCACATGTTTTGTACGGGATGTCTCCCAGCTTCTATTTCGGAAAATACCAATTGCTTTCCAGCGAATCCGCTGCCCATGGTGTCACCACATTGACAGATCATCGAAAGGGTAAATATCTCAGCTACAAGCCAAGAGACGGAACTGCTACTGGAGAGAACTGGATCAGGGTTGATGACAAAGCACTATTTATACTCGACGACGACAATGACATAGGACCGTTAGACGCCGTACCGGATAACGTGTTGGCTCAGGGTGGCTGGTATAAACGTGACAACGGTATCGAGCTACTCGACCAAGGAGTTTTACCCGCACCTACGGTACTTAGGGAAAGCGGAATACCCGGGTTCAAGTTTCGCGCCACGGACGACAACGCAAGCGTTATACGCGAGTCGGCACGAGTGTCGCCAGAAGATGTTGCACCGTTACTCGATGCTCATGCAGTAGTTAATCGTATTTTGGCTGATGAAAAATCTTCCATTCCGGTTGCCCCACGTCCTGTCACCAATGTACAAACTGCTTTCAAAGATCCATTCAACCCTACAGACCTAGAAAGACGTGCTGAAAGAAAGCGATTGAATGATGAAGAAGTAAAAAGGAGTCAAAACTATTTGGCCAAGCTTCTTAAAGTAAGATTTAATAAAATCAAAGAGTCGAAAAGCGAAGTTAGTTCAACAGGACTACCGGTTACTGAATTCGTTTCAAGTAAAAGCCCTGAACAGAGAGTCGAACTAAGACAAAAATTAGTTGACCAACTACTTGCTTCTCTCGTCTATGACCACAAGTTCATTGATAGAAGTCGAATCAATCAAACCCAGAGTTTCGGTGACCCTAGGGGGCAACGTGGCATAGATGTCATGGGAGACCATCGCCTCTTTGAAGAGGGTGGAGCACTCGAAGGAATTATTTCTTCCTTAGTCGGAACCCTTATTCAAGATGGCAGCTTCTGGGATGGCTTAAATGATACAGACATCGACCTGCTGAGGAATTTATCAGATAATCTTGGGTATAGGGTTTATGGCAGTTACGCGGGTGCACATACATCACATGCCCTTCTCAACGAGCTAACAGGAGGAGGGCGCCACGAACTGGTAGCAGAGTTTATGACTCTGATGACTACGGGAATGGATTTCCCAATTTGGGGTCCGAATGGCCGTCGAGAACTTACTCCTGCGGAAGTGAATGCATTAACCCGCTTATTTAAATGGCTTTCCCCTAAGGGAACGCCAAAAATACGATCGGGAGGAACTACATATGTCTAAATGGCTCAAATTCTCTGACAAAATTCCACCTGCTGAATTTTTCACAAAAAATGCCGAGCGGGGAGAATTGGAAAAACCTTCAATTCAGGATTGGCAAAGCTTGTTAGAACGAGCGCTCGGTTATAAACCAAACCAGTGGAATGGGATGAGTCATAGTCGTGACGAACTGGTTGGGATTCTTCGTCAATTAGAAGATGGGTCTGATCCACATATTGATAACCGTCGAAACTCTATTGAAGAACGCATTGAACGTTACGAGCGCAGCAAACAACGGACAAGAGATGAAAGAGATGAGCAGCTAGAGCAGGTTGTCGATGTTGGAAGTTTCTTATTTCCTCCTTGGCATACGCATAGAGGAAGAATCACTTCATCATTGAATCCTGCAAACTTCGCAGATCCCGGACTGAATTGAACGTAAACTATTATAGGTGACTACACATGACAACTGACAGTTACGACATCAAAGGGCCACAGGACGTTCTACTCGATCTCCCTCAAGAGAGATTGACATCGATTACCCGTGGACGTGGACCGAGACGAGGCAATCTGGAGAGATTGCTTAGATATTGGCGCCCAATCATGAAAAAGCCCGGCGGGTTTACACGCTGTCGTGTCATTCTTAAAAATCACCCTGAGTTATACCCACTGGAAAGAATTTGCGCGTGGCTCCATCACGAAACCACCGGTAAATGGCCCAACGAAGGGTGTCATCATCCGGGCATGAAGAATTGTAAAGGAAAACTTCGGAAGCTGGGATGGACTGATGCCGAATGGAGCAAGCGAATACGCAAGCGCTTCAAGAAACGTAAAAAAGGTTTCGATGAGGCTTGGGATCAGGAAGACGTATTTTTCGGAGACTTCTTAGAGTCTAAGAGCTCTTATACGACTATAGGGTATAATCCTGTAGTAACTACAAGTGACCTCAAGCATGCTTCAACCGTTTTAGCTGATTTCGTTGTGATGGAAAAGGACTTCACGTCCTACCTCCGAGATCACAACAATTGGGAATTAGTCGGAGAAGGCGACGACGGCGACGAATGGGTTACAGATTTCAGCGAAGCTAAGGACTGTGGGTGCGAATAAATATGGCGACTTCCTACACCTACACGAAGGAATTGGGCTGCTGCGACGGTTTAGAAGTGCAGGTCAAACGAACAATTTTACGAAAGCTTGACGACACCATTCCTTCGGGTCTAATCCGACATGCACGCGCATCTGACGAAACTATTGGCGAATATAAAGCTTTATCTCATAGAAATGGGAATACTCGCCAGTACGACATCAGCGTAACTACCAAAGCGGGCTTAGTTGGATCAGGTTCTCGTCTTGGACAAGCAGCTCAGGCTGCGGGTTCAATCATCACACCCGGAAACATTTCCAGAGTTCGAAGTCCCTTACGTTCCGCCGGATGGCGGGCAATCACTCCCGGTCTCCCCGGAGGTGGACGAGGCATTCGCAAACGTGGACGAGCACACCGATGCCCAGAGGGCTACCAATACGGTGGTCGGTTTACTGATAATCAACTATCCACTTGCGGACAACAACTTTTCGATATCCCATCTGCTATCGGTGCAACCATTGCCGCCATTCGTAGGGCCGCTGCTGGTGCACCCGCAGGACCCGAAGGTGAAGTAATTCGTGGACGCTCAGGCCAAGACGTTCTAAAAAGCCGTAGGCCAGATATTCCCCGCGTCGGCAACGACGACCGCCAAGAACGCATTCGTGCTACTGGAAAAATCATAGAAGCCATGGGTAAGCCCGACATAAACACGGCTCGGCTCGTCCGTCGAGATGGGTTCCAGTTGGAGCCGGTCGTCAGTCCTGCCGTCCTTAGAACCATCCCAGACAACAGGGATATGGAAGGCGCCACCTACTTAATGAATCTCACATCCGTTGATGGAATGGGCGGCGAAGAGTTGGGTCTCCTGTCCAATACGGGAGTTACTAATATCTCTTACGTTCTTCCTGACGGATCTTCTCTTTCTATTGAAAAGGTTCGAGGGCTCACTGTCGGTGAACGTAGAAAACTGGGCCGCACGGTTAATGCCGCCATGAAGAAAGACAATTCTAAAGATCCTGCGGCCAGACTAAAATTTGTCGACGAGGAGACGGGAACAGGTATCGCATACACGGAGGACTGGAAAGGATCAGCTCGTTCCGTTGCGGATGCCCTCAAATCCAAGCCAGACAAAACACCCACAGTGGAAGCTGAAGTTCCTGAAGCTGAAGTGCCCGAAGGTGTTGGCGACAAAATTGGTAACGTCGATGACGCTGTAACCCACATCAATGGTGGGGGCAGTCTTGCTGAAATTGATCCATCTATTTTGCAGGCTGCGATGCGAAAAGCGGGTACGAAACGACCCGGAGGCATCTTTGAAGTCGGCGATAATCGTTACCTTATGCAGTCTTCGAAAACCGATTTCGACCATTTACACGTTGCTACGGCAGCAGAAATCCAAAATCATCTAGGTTTGGCAGCGTTCCCCCCAGCGTTTACGGGGAAGGGTGGCAAGCGGCGTGGCTACGTTCTCGCTGCCCCATCTATGGATACTGATCGGACATTCGATGATGTAGATCCAGAAGACGCAGTACGCATGCTCTTATCTGACTTAATTCTCGGAGTCAACGATAGACCGCCCACTGCCGTAGGGAAACTAGGCGAAGCAACAGTGCCGACACATATACCGTCTGCACTCAAAGATTTGGACGACATCAGCATACAAGAAAGAATCGAAGAAAGCATTTCTTCGATGAAACCACTTTCGAATGAAAGCATATATTCTTCGCATTACCAACAATTACGAGAAGCCCAACAGGAAGCATTTCGCAACGAACTAGAACGCCTCCTTGAAAGAGCTCGTACATTCAATTTTACTGATTACAAGGATCGCCTTTACCGCGACGGTGCTTTATCTGCAGCCGAAAAAACTCACCTAAATATTATTCAAACAATTGTTGAAGCTCGTATCCAGACACTTGCTGCTGCCTACAACGCGATTCTCGCCCGCTTGGACGGTTCCCAATGAGACAGTTCGCTATTATCAAAGACGTTAGTTCGGATAAACTTTTTGCAATTATTGTTAAAGATGATGATTTTACTGTCTGTCATGGTGTCCATGCTGCCGGTAAAAAGTGGGCTGAAAGTTACAACAAGGGTTTAACCAAATCCATTTATGACGATCTTCAGCCGGGAATTTCCGTTGGATCGTTCGCGCCCGTAAGAGCGACAACACAAGCTTTGATTGATGAGGCAACCGAAGGGAAGCCCGTTCGTTTTCCTGATCACTCACAGCTTGTATATGTCAAGTCAGTTAACTACAGATATGCCGGAGAGATTCCGCAAGTAAAAGATGCTGGGCTATCAAATCTGACAGATAAAGATTTCTTTATTGGAGCAGACTATAAGGGATCAGCTTTTCGTGCCGATTCTGCAAGACTTTCACTTTTAGCCAAAGCACGCTTAGGACATTTCGGAGCCGATTCTAAAGGTTTTAATTTCACCGAAAAAGGAACAGATCAGAAGGCCCTAAACGAAGAATTATTTCAAACTGCTCGGGGGTCCGGGAATGCACGTCGTGCAGCTAAAGCAGTACTTTTAGAGAAACATTTAAACCTAGAAGAACATCCGGGGTATCTCGGAACAAAAGAACATTCGTCATCTATCCGTACAAAAGCTAACCGTCTTGGTCGCAGACTCGCCCCGGGAGGCGGCGGAGGCAGGGGTCGCGGAGGTATTCGCAAAATCGGACGGTCAATGAAAGACCCGTTTGATCCAAACGCTTGGGACGGAGATAATGATGGGATAGTTCAGGAGGGCACCGTATGGGAACGTCCCTCAATACCGGGCGTTAACACAAATCTTCCGGGCCAACGTCATACCCGAACCAAGCCTCGTAGCTTCCCACGCGATGACGCGGACGGTGTCGAATTTAGATTGCGCAATCGTCGTGAAGAGAACCGTGCCCAAGACGAGATTTTAAGTACTCCGGTTGGAGAGGTTATTGAAGATTTCCCCGAAGCAACCGAAGCTCTCAGAAACACACTTTCAGGATTCTCTGAAGATGATGACATTTGGGAAACCCCACTAAGGGATATCACGGATGATGGAGAATATTTTGGTGAAGATGATTTAGATCGACTTCTTGATATTGCTGTACCGCGACGCCGAGAAGGCACTACTGACAGCTTCTATCGCGATGAACAAGGTATGCGTTCTCAGCGTCTACAGCCCGGGGACAAGGTCACCGTTCGCCACAGGGGCGAGGACACTGAGGGAACTATCGTCCGATTGGGGCAAGGCGGAGCGAGCGGCGTAGGCACTGACTCCTATGTAGTTGATGTCGGTGAGCGGCAATCACTATGGAAACGCTCAGACGAGATTCTGGGCAGCCCGGGCGGCATGCCCTCTCAACGAGGCATGCGTTCTGAGCGATATGACATCACACGAGATGAAGCTGGCAAATGGCGTGTCATTGATACGGGCAACAGAAACATGCGGCTTCCCGAAGAATATGACAACCGTGAGGAAGCTTTAAGAGAAGCGATACGAAGAGATAACCCTCGTGGCGGCATGCGCTCCCAGCGTCGCCCATATGCAGGAACGATTCCAGACCGGTCAGGCGAAACTCGACAAGAACGAGAGAATCGCAGAATGCGAGGCGAGTTCGACGAAATGACCCGAGTCGGGCGAGCCGCCAGAGAAACCCATGAAGAGCCAGACGGTTCAATCTATGAATTCCGTCCAACTCTTCACGACAAACCTGAACGGGGTGGCAATTGGATTGACATTACAGACCCCGGCCAAAGATCTGAAATGGCTAGGCGTGCTACGGAAAGGCGCCAACACGAAGCCCAAACGGGTACGAGCATGGGGCGGTTAGCGCGACCGGGTGCTGGTAGTGAATGGGATCGAATTACAAGGGGTGGAATGCGCTCTAGGGCGCGCGACGCTTCAGTAGATCGTGCCTCTCAATTGCAGGGCATGCGGTCAAGTCGCAGACGACGCCGAGGTCAAGCTGAACCCGGACTTGATCGTCACTCAGACATTGATGGTCAGATTTGGGAAAACCTTACCGATGCTGAAAGAGCGCATGTCGGAACGGCGATTGACACAGAAATGCGTAGACGAATGCACGGACTCGCATGGAATGACATGAACGGCATAGATCCTCGCAAGCCAAAACAAAAAAAGCGTTCAGAAATGACCCCCGAAGAAGAAATGGAAGCAACCTTCCACGTCAACCCCCTCGGAGGGATCGTAAAACAGTATTTCGATCAAGCAATCAGACCAGACTTTGAAAAAGACTATGAAGGTGACGAGCTTGCCCAAAAACTTAGGGACTATATTTTCACCGACGCCGATATCGACACCATCGAAGCCGCGATAGAAAGTCAAATCGAAGCGACTGGCGACGCGACCGACAAGGCTGCCGACCAGCTCAAGGACCAGTTAAGGGAAATTCGAATCTACCGAAACATGGTCGAACAAAGCAACAACGGCAAAGACCCTGACGCCTTCCGATTCCTTGAGCATCTTACGCCGACACAGCGTGCCCGAATCTACAACCGTGCAAACGGTGCTGATAAAGATCGTCTAGAAACAAGTAAAGCTTCTTGGGGTCTCAGTAAAGGCAATCGCATCAATTCGACTATCGGCAGCACGTTCACGGAACGTCAAGCCGCTATTGATGCTGTTGAGCCCGGCGTTAGGCGCCGTGCGGGAGAGTTCTCCCGATCAATGGCACAACGTATTTGGGCTCCAAACCCGAACAATGCCTATCGTCGTGCGCTTAGAAAAGCTCGACGCGGAGGGGCGGGAAGTTCTCTTCCCGGTTTCCGTCGTGAAGAGGATAAAAGATCAATAGTTGCCCGCCGTGTCGCTCAACTGCGACGCAAGTTGCGGGTCGTTAAGGGTCGTAAAGGTATCCAAGGTGCAATTAATGCTTCTGAAAAGAAACAAATCAAGAAAGCAGTCGATTTCGACGCAGATGGCAAGTTGGTTACAAGCGACGAAGGTATCGCACGTCTCGGCAAAGCCTCCAGAGCACTACTTGGCGACAAGTCGGTTCTGAAAGATGTCAGAATGAAGGGTCGTGGCGGTAAGGGCACAGACGGAGCTAGCGAAGATGAGGTCGAGAAGATACTCAATCAGAACCCAGAAATGGCTGTCATTTGGGACGCTATGGGCATGAATGATTTGCCGGTTGTTGTAGACGATGACAACTTCGAAGCCCTAATTGATGCTGGCCATCCCGTCATAGGTCGAGGACACGGAAGCGCTTCCAATGCAACCGATTATCTTGATGACGAATTGCGTTTCCTCCCCGGAGGAGGCGGAGAAGCCTCAGGCAAGGGCGAATACTGGTCAACCGGTCAAGGCAGTTGGGGTAGTTGGCAAACCGTAGAAGGAGGCAACACGGTTGCTGTTCTTACACCCAATGTTCGCCGCATGGACGGAGACACCCTAGACGCCGAATTTACCGCTAATAGATCCGTTAGTCGGGCATTCGAGCTTGTACGAGCAACCTATCCCGGAGATGAATTGGAAAAAGCGGACATTGCCGAAGTCGTCTCCAGAATGGATGCTGAAATAGCAAAAATAACAGATCTTGCCGAAGGTGCCCCTATTTGGGAAACCGAAGTTGGTCAACTCTGGACACACTTGTTGGATTCGATCCGCACCAGCGGCAACCCCGACTCTTTGAATGCCATGTTGCTGCTTAACAAAATTAATAACACCAGCAACGGCAGAAACCTTATTGCCCCCATCTTGGGTTATGACACAATCCAGTCGGGTAGCGTAGAGTTGGTGATGAACCGCAGTGCCGTCATCACCCTAGGCAGAACCCTTGGTTCTTCAGGATTGAGTCAATTCTTCAAGCAAGCATCAGATGTACGCAGCGAAGGCAGAAGGGCTAGAGCATGATTACTCCAGAAAATCATAAGGAATATCACATAATGCTCTCAACGCTTCTGCGGTACCCCCCGTTCTCCACCGAAGACGACGAGAATGGCGACGAATTGAATTACATCGCTGGTAAAGAACTAATGGCCTACCACGACGAAGTTATCGCGCCAGCATCCGAGGGCGGAAAACTAGATTGGGAACTAGAAGGCGAACCCTTCGAAGAGTTCAGAGAAAAATGGAAAGAAGAACTTGAAGAGGCTGAACTCTACCAATCCAGACATGGCGACGATTTCGCTGCCGCCGCAAAAGCTGCCAGCGGCGATGAATAACGATGCCCGAGGCACGCACGGACTCCGAAACTGCCAAGAAAGCGCAGGCTCTAAGAGAGGCTGCTGAACTCGGCTGTACCGGTGCGCACCGTCATCCCGATGGAACATGGATGGCGTGCAGCACCATGGAAGAATACGAGCGCCTCACCAACGGCGAAAAAGAAAAAAGCGCTTTAGATGTCGTTGAAGAAACTCAGAAGATCCGTTCCCAAAAGGGTCGCAAACGCAAGAAGAAAACTAAGCGCCAATGGGACAAATTGAGAGAACGGGGTGTCACTGGAATTGACACTCTGTCTGGTGGCGGACTCGTATCCGGCAAGGGTATGACTTTTCGACCTGTAGACGGTGACACGGACGTTTTCGACAACATCAACCAAGCGCGTCGTAGAGCACGCCAATTGGGATGTATCGGTGTATCTAGACGTATATCCCGTAGCGGACGTAGGGTTTGGACCCCGTGCACCAACATGACGGACTATGCACGAGCCACTGGCAGTACAGCTCTTGGAAGGCGCTACCAGCAAAGACTGGAACGTCAACGAATACGAAACATTGTTCGTGACGAGCTATCTAAAATGAAACGACGTAAAAAGCGTCTATTCGAAGAAGTGTACGAAGTTAAAGGTATTGGTCGCCGTATCGGACGTACCGCACGGTTTGACCCAAAGGCTTGGGATGGCGACAACGACGGGATAGTTCAAGAGGGCACCCCATACGCACGCCCTGCCATCCCCGGGCTTAACACCAACCTCCCCGGGAAAAAAAGAGGTGTGCGTTCCGTTTGGGATGGGAAACCCGGCACGCTGAAACGTCCAGAACCTAAAGCAAAGCCAGAACCCGTAACCGACGAAGTCAGAATGGCGTCTCTTAGCAAGGAAATTGACAAGTTGCGAACGGAGAAACTCGACCCTCTCCTTCAACAACTCAAGAAAGCCCAAAAGGAAGGTAGTCACGCTGACGTTGCTCGCATTAGGGGCATGATGGCGCCACTTCAACAGGAAGAATCGCGTCTTCGTGAAGAACTCGGTACCGCCATGGGTAAAAGCAGATCGGCTCTATCGTTAGGAGCTTCTGCAAATGGTGGCATACGTTCTCGACGGCAAATCGATCATATGCTTCAGACCCCTGAGCAAAATATTGAAGATATGGGAGCTGACATAGATGAGTATTTCGCTTTCTTAGATGAACATAATCGAATTGATTTTCATAGATATTCCATTCATCGACCTAACGATAGGCGAATTCGGCAAGTAGGAGAACCGTCAACAGACGAATATGCGAGTGGAGACGAGTTCGCAGATTTACCCGAAATAGATCAAAACATTATCGAAGAGCATGACGAGCTTTGGAGTCAGGTCGAGTGGTGGGCAGACTTTATTGAAAATTCAGGGATTGAACGCAACGACTTAACAACTGAACTCAGGGAAAAAGAAGATGAGCTCGATAGCGCAACGGAAAGCGCTTCAAGGCCATATCACGCAGACACTAGAGATTTCTTAGCGGCTATCGACGGCGACGAAGATAGGGATACCTTTATTGAGCGTGAATACGGTCCCTTCGAAACCAACGAAGCAGATCTGCCATACGGTGGCAGTAGTGAACCTGAGTGGCGTGAAGATCAATGGGGAAGGGATACCTTCAACGAATACACCGGCTACTGGGATGATTTGATTCGGATACGAGAAGAAACTTCAGATATACAACGTGAAATAGACTTCATTCAGGATCAGATTAGTAAATACCACGGGAACGGCACTGAATCCGCCAGAGACAATTATCGCGAAGCCCTAGAAGCCAAGTTGGCTCAAAGGGCCAACGCAGACGCAATCAGGGGCGAGCTCGCTGAAGGGCGAATTGCCCTCGACCCCGGTCAGGGTCTGCGTTCGCGTAGAGATCGTTTAAGCCCTAGTGAAAAAGAGTGGCTTAAGATACTTCAAGATAATCCCGGTCTTTGGGCTGAAGCCCCAGCAAGTGTGCGAGCGGTTGCTTCAGACAAGATGAAACGTGAAGCACTCCAGATACGCAATGATTTTTCAGGTGGGATGCGAAGCGGACGCTTTGGTAGCGGCGGAAAAGCAATGGGCCAACGAATACTTGCCAAGGTCAAGCCAGAACACAGAGACAAGGAAGATAGAACCCTTTACTTCATTGGTGGTACAACGGGTTCCGGTAAGTCCACTTTGATTAGCAATGGCTCCATAAGTGTTCCAAACGACACTGAAGCTGCCCACATAGATCCGGATTTCATCAAAACGGGCCTAGAGGGCTGGGACCCCAAAAACGCTATGGCATTCCACGGAGCATCCGTTACAGCGACTCGCGGCGTTCTGGATAGTGCCATCAACGCCAAGATGGATGCTGTAGTGCAGGGCACGGGGAAACGAGCCGAACACCTCCGTACTGCTAGATCGCGCGGTTATTCGACTGTTGGTCATTTTGTTCATGTCCCCGGCGATGTAGCAAATAAGAGGATCGCCCAACGAAAAGCAGCTGGTGGGCCTGATATCCCAACCGGTTTTGGTACCCAAATCGCTGGAGAACTAAGAGGCCATGTAAGTAGACAAATAACAGAAGGCCTATATGACGAGTTCTTCCTGTGGGAGAACACTGGAGATGCGCCAAGACTGATAGCGTTCAGAAATAGAGATGGGCATTTCGAAATCAATAGCAAAACTGAGTTCGATGCCTTCTTCGGTGACATCGGTGCAAAGTATGTAGAAAGGTATTGGAAAGATAACCAATGAAAATTGCTTCACTGATTTGCGCTTCGTCATTCGCGATAGCCATCTATTGGTATTACTGGTTTAAAAAATAAACCAGAAAAAAACACCTGAATATTTGACAGTCTTCCCCTACTGGTACCACTATCACTAGTATGCTATTACTTGTACCGGCTCGGGTGCTTACCTTGGGATCGGACGAACAACTAACAATTACGTCCAATAATTAATCCCGAGGAGGGAAATATGAGCGAGGACACCTCCCGTCTTTCCGAGTTGCAAACCGCAATGCGGACGAAGATGGATACAAACAAGGAGATCGCCGATTCTTTCGAAATCGAAGACGGCGTTGTCCAAGTCGATGCAGACCAAAAAGCTGCGTTCGACACAAACATGAAAGACATCAAAGAGATCAAAGGTCTCATTGATGGCATTCAGGAGATGGAAAAAGCTCGCGAGTGGGGTTCACAGCCCTCGACCGAGTCCGTCGCCGCAGAAGCTGCAGCCGAATGGGCAAACAGCAGCGAAGTCAAAGAGGCTGTTCAGCAGTACCGCACTGTCGGTGAGGCTTTTCTAGACTCTGCTGAGTTCAAAGCTCTTGCCAATGGCGCTGCTGGCGCGAACATGCCTGCTCCGTTCAGTGTCCCCGGAAGCCTTGCTTCCAAAGACCTTTACGGCCAGAAGGATGTTTACTCCGCTTTGCCCACGGGCACTCCGGGTTCTTTCGGCACCATCCAGCGTGACCCAATCGTCATGCCCCCACAGCGTACAAAGCGCGTTCGTGACTTGTTCCCGAGCCGCACAACCAACGCTGCTGTCATCGAGTACTTCCGGATGTCCGGCTTCACCAACAACGCTGCTGCAGTGTCTGAGCGCTCAGGTACGCCTGAGGCGTTCACCGCCAAGCCGCAGTCGACCTTGGCGTTCGTCGGCGAGCAAGCACCCGTGCGCACCCTTGCACACTGGGAAGCTGCTCACCGCAACGTGCTGGCAGACGAGCCGCAGCTCCGGTCGATCATCGACAACGAGCTTCTTTACGGCCTTCGCCTTCAGGAAGATGCACAGATCATCAGCGGTGCCGGTACCGGTGAAAACCTCACTGGTATCACCGCCACCACTGGTATCCAGACCTACAACTGGTCTGCAGGTGCATTCACTCCAGTACCCGACACCAAAGCGGACGCCATCCGGCGTGCGGCAACCTTGTCGTTCCTCGCATACTACGAGCCCACAGGCGTCGTGATGCACCCGAACGACTGGGAAGACGTTGAGCTCACCAAAGATTCCAACGGCCAGTACTTGGTCGCGGTTTCTGTGGCGCTCGGCGGCGAGCCTCGCGTGTGGCGACTCCCTGTCATTGAGACTCCGGCCATCGCTGAAGGCACTTGTGTCGTCGGCGCATTCGGTACCGGTGCACAGCTCTATGACCGTGAGCAGGCCAGCATTCGGATCAGTGAACAGCACTCGGACTTCTTCATTCGCAACGCCATCGTGGTGCTTGCGGAGCAGAGGCTCGCTCTTGCTGTGAAGCGCCCTGAAGCGTTTGTGAAGGTTACCTTCAACAACGCTCCGACTTCCTAATCTGACTTAGGGAGAAGCTCTACTTAGCAAATGGCTAAGTAGCACACAGAAAAGCACAACAGAAAGCCCCCGGTCCACTACGGGCCGGGGGTTTTCTACTTCTATTGGGGCTTACAAGTAGTAATATTTAGCCGTGGCGAAGAATGCGAACGCAGACAATGACTACTGGGAAGAATACCGGCGTCTCGGTAAGGACTTCAGGGGTGACCCTGAAGACTTTGAAGATTTAGTTGTCGAAGAAGAGCATCCGCGAGCTATAAGAAAAAAGCGGGTCGAGAACACAAAGTTCACCCAGAATGATTAGGAGAGGCGCCTGTGGAATGTCAATGTGATCCCAATTGTGACTGCCGTACAGAATCTAAATACTTCTACGCAGCAAAAGTTTTACGAGTAGTCGACGGTGACACTATCGACGCCATGATCGATGTCGGTTTCGACATTCATCACAAAGCTCGTCTTCGCCTCCTCGGGATAAACACTCCCGAGACTCGTACCAAGGATTTGGTTGAAAAGGCTGCGGGTAAGGCTGCCACGGCTTACGCCATCGATTGGCTTGATGGTCTCGACACGATCTACATTCAAACTCACAAAGACAAGAGCGGCAAGTTCGGACGAATATTGGCCGACATCTATTGTGATGAGAATAAGAGCGCCTGCTTGAATGAGGATCTGGTCGACGGGGGTCATGCCACGGTTTATCATGGCGGTAAGCGCTGATCGTCATTTCAGAATCTTAAGCTAAAAGACGCCGCAAAGCGACCCCCTTGTGGTTCAATGTAGGCATGACGACGGAGCACCGCAAATCTCCCCGACGTTCCGTTGAGCGAATCGAGCGACTCGGTGGTTGGGGGAAAGTCAAATACCATCACCACTTAGAGTGTGGCCACATAGAGGTCCGTAACAGGGCGTCTACGGCACCCAAGATTGCTTGCGTTTGGTGTTTGAAGACAGCCGAGCGAGATGCTGAGTGGAAAAATCCGGGGGCCGCTGAAAAAAATTCCATCATAAGCATTGACTACGCCGCCGATCTAGGACAAGATGAGTTGGTCATCGAGCAGACTCGTGCAGCACTCGCCAGAGAGCTTTCGGTTCCGTCCGATGTCATCGACATAGTCGCCGTGGACGCTGGGGGAAATCTGGAAATCCAGTCTGCGTTGGTGTTTCTATCAGCTGACGACGTAAATCGGATTACTAGGCGGAAGGGATAGCGTGATTATAGAGAAACCGCCTCTTATGCCGCCCGACACGGGGGCCTGTACCGGGAAACCCACAGACTGGTGGTTTCCTCTCCGAAAGAAAGAAACACAGGGAGCAGCTCTAGCAGAAGCCAAAGAAAACGCAATTGTAGCAAAGTTGATCTGTCAGTCGTGTTCTAGTATTAGTGAGTGTTTGGAATATTCTCTTCATCATGAGCCCCTAGGAATATGGGGTGGCATGGATGAAACAGAACGTGCAATACTAAGACGCTCTAGAAACATTTACGCTGATCGTTCTGCACGAGTGTATTTACCGGGTGCCCGAAGTGGGCGTGGTGGAACACGATCTTCGAATCCAACAGGGTATAGCCCGGGCAGACCTAAGCAAAGATGAACTATAACCACACCGCTTCCTTCTTAGAACGTCTCGATGGTGTCACTACTTCCAGTAATGGATGGGAAGCCCGTTGTCCTTGTAGACAAGACGACAATAATCCATCGTTATCCATACACGAAAAAGATGACGGACAAATATTGGTCCACTGTCATCGATCTGCAGGAGCGTGTGGCGCTGCAGAAATAGTTGCGTCTATTGGTTTAACTCTGGCAGATTTACGACCAGACAGCAAGAATTCGTCAACAGATTTCGACCCGCCTAAGTACGAAAAGTCAACACCTAAAAAACTTACTTTTGTAAGTAAATATGAATACAAAGATGCCGACAATGTGCTTCTTTTCGAAAAAGTTCGTTTTGTTGAACCTGATGGTAAGAAAACGTTTCGTCAAAGACGACCTGACGGTTCTGGTGGATGGACCTACAAGCTGGGCAGCACGCCTAAGGTTCTTTACAATTTGCCTAAGGTGCTTAGACAGAAAGAGAACGGCGAGTCCATCTTCGTCGTGGAGGGCGAGAAGGACTGCGACACACTGACCGAACTGGGTGCCTGCGCTACAACGATGCCGGGTGGTGCGGGAAAGTGGTTAGAAATACATACTGAAGCTCTTGCTGGGGCAACGGTAGACATCATCGCCGACAACGATGAAATCGGAAGAAAGCACGCTCTTCATGTCTATGGGGAACTCAAAAAGGCGGGCTGTGATGTTGAGATTTTCAAATGTCCAGAAGCAAAAGACATCACTGACCATATCGAAGCTGGGGGTTCTACAACCGAACTCATAAAAGTTGAGTCAGACATACTCAAGTCTGAGTTTGAGGGGCAAGAATCACAGCCAGAGCTAGAAGAAACACCAGAAGAAGAGCTTCCCCCACCTTCACCGGAAGAACTGGCTCTCGAACAAATACGGCAACTTCTTGATGACCCCAACAAAACCCCAACACAAATACTTAATAAGGCACAACAACTAACCCAGACCCGTGAAGAAACGACTCTCAGAGATGAGGGTCGTTTGGTCGTATGGGACGAGTTCCTCCAAGAAACTGTCAACGACGATTATGACTGGTTGATTCCCGGCCTTCTAGAACGTAGAGAACGGGTAATGGTGGTAGCTGCAGAAGGTGTCGGCAAAACAATGCTCGCCCGACAAGTCGCCATTTGTTCTGGTTTGGGCGTAAACCCATTTACATTCCAGAAGATGCCCCAAATCCGAACACTGACAGTTGACTTAGAAAATCCCGAAAGAATCATCCGGCGCACATCCAGAAACATCGTTGGTGCGGCCAAGTCCATGGGCTTCGCTGACAAAATGCATGCACATTTATTCATTAAGCCAGACGGGCTTGATCTACTAAATGCTCATGACCGAATTCTGCTAGAGCAACACATAGAGGAAACCAAACCAGACATGCTGGTAATGGGACCGCTCTACAAAGCTTTCCTAGATCCGGGAACCCGAACTTCCGAAGCTGTGGCCGTCGAGGTAGCCCGATACTTAGACACGCTCCGCACTATCTATGGATGTGCCCTGTGGTTAGAACATCACGCCCCTTTAGGGAGCTCCATGACTAGCCGAGAGTTGCGTCCTTTCGGGTCAGCCGTTTGGTCTCGTTGGCCCGAATTCGGGCTTGCTTTACAACCAGATCCCACCCATATGGGAGAATATGTATATGAAGTTAATCACTTCAGAGGCGCACGCGACATAAGATATTGGCCGTTGCAAATGAAGCGCGGGAAAAAGTTTCCCTTTGAAGTAACACAGTTTATGGACGTAAGTTAATTATGGCAGCAGACGGAACAAGCAAAGCCCTGACTAGGGAGTTTCTGGCAGAACGCGACCTTCGCATGTTCAAAATGCGGCAGGGTGGCGTAACTTCCCAAGAAATAGGTCGTCGTTTTGGGGTATCCACTTCTGTAGTTTCAAAATCCATCGGTCGGCAGCTAGAACGCATGAACCGTGAAGCCCTTATGGCTTATCCAGAAGTTCTACGAATGGAATTGGAACGTCTTGATTCGCTACAAGCGGCAATTTGGCCCATGACCCAACATCGCAGGGTTTCTCTAGACGATGGCACGGAAATTCAAGTGGAGCCAGACATGAAGGCAATTCAGCAAGTTCTGTCGATTATGGACCGACGCTCGAAGCTCTTAGGTATGGAAAGTAATAATATTTCCATTCAAATGGACATGTCGACCAACCTTTCCGACCCCATTCGAGTGTCTATGGTTGGCGACAATGATGCTGCACCACTAGCCCAGTTCTCTCCCGAGCAAGAAGCCAAAGAATTGTTGCAATTGATGGCCAAAAGCGGTGTTTTGCCACAAGAAGAAGTAGACCAAATGTTGGGTTCCAAAGTATTAGATGTTCCTGAAGAAGACATCTTGGATTCCGCCGATGACGGCATCGTCGAAGCGGAGATTATAGAGCTTCCCCTACCAGCCCAGTCTGAAGACCTAGACTGATATACATGAGCGACTCAACGAATATCCCGATGTCTCAATACCTCCCCGCAGATGCCGAGGACGACGCCGAGGAACCTGAACAGACAGAAACTGTTGAGACCGACGAGCTCCAAGCTTTTCTCGACGAGATGGGGGGGATTGAGCTCGCTATGGAATCAGAACCAGAGCCAAAACCAGAACCAACAGTTCAATATGACCCACTTGCGGCTGCCGCTCAACTGTCCCAAAAAATCCACGACGACAATGAGATTGCTACTCAACAGGACAACGTCGAAGCGGCTATGGACAAACTGGCAGAAACCTTAGATCCCAAAATTTCTACAAAGATCAGTGACGACGACGGCCCGGCTGATAAGCAGATTCTTATTCGCTCCACGCAAAAAGATCATGAGCGCTGGAAAGTCGCAGCCGAGCGTGAAGGTAAGTCGTTATCTGGATTTGTTCGTGACATCGTCAATACTTCAGTTACGGAAATTTTAGACTGTTCTCACCCCATGGAATACCGAGAGAGCTATCCATGGTCCGAACGATGTCTTAAATGCGACACTCGCCTATGGAGCTCAAACGAAACCCACATCGAGAACCGACGGTGATTGAGCTCCGCCCTGCGGAAAAGTACGCATTCTGTCTTGAGTGCGATAGATTCAAGAGGCTCACCAAGCGTTGCAAAGAATGTGGTTGCTTTATGCCGTTAAAGGTTCGTGTTCCGGGTCTTCACTGTCCTATCGATAAATGGTGATCTGAATGCCTATCCTCAGCTGCGCTATTGACGATCAGATGATCGAAGAAGCCAAGCGACTGGCAGCGGAGGTTCCTCTTCTCCCCCATTCCATTCGGAAAGGCGAGGGAACGGTTTACGGGTTCCTCGGCGAGCTGGTGTTCTTACGCCTCGTCGGAGGTAACCATGAGAACACCTATGACTTCGACGTTGTCATGCGTAGCGGTATGCGTGTCGATGTGAAGACCAAGATGGTTACGTCCGCCCCACGCCCCCATTACGAATGCTCTATCGCCGCGTCTAACACTAAGCAGGACTGTGACGTGTACGCCTTCGTTCGGGTACACGAGGACATGACCCAAGGTTGGTACTGCGGAGCGATGTTCAAAGACTTGTTCTTTGCAGAAGCCCGCCCTGTCAAGAAGGGCGAGATAGATCACTCAAATGGCTGGGTGGCATCAGCCGATTGCTTCAATGTCAGGATCGCTGACCTGACGCATCAGGCGCCGTCTAGTTCGTTGTCTTATCGGTAAGTGGTAACTTTAATACATGGCTCACAAATACACTTGTGAATGGCTATACCACTTCACCTGTTCAGACTGTAAAAACTGGTGGTCATGGTCTTTGAGCCTGCCCGGACTTCAATATGTTCAAAAAAGCTGGCATTGTCCCCATTGTGGGAAGGTCAACGAGATACAAGATGCGGCGATTCGAGACCATTCGGAATCACCATTTGGTTCTGGGCCAGAAACGCCTGACGAAAACTAGTCGCACATCCCTTACTTGATGGGACAAGCTCCCCCTTCACAATCGTCTATTTCAACTTCGTGGTTGCCATTCGTTTGTGACAACGGAACTGAAAAGTCAATCTTAGAAAGCATCTTTATATATTCTGCCTCAGAAAACTCTTCATATGGGGGCATAGGGAAATTATGATCTGCATGTAACAAAAATGAAACAGACTTAATTGATTTTGTATAGTTATTCTTTAGCCACTCTTTTATCTCCGGAAGTTCGTCTTTCCGGTAATACACCGTGACAGACACACAGTTGTCCGCCCAGTCTGTTTGCATTCGCTTAACCCATTCCAGCTGATCCACAGCAGTCATATCGGCAGCCAAAATGGCACCCTCTGGAGATTGACATGGAAATTCCACCACATAGGAGGTGTGGTCCTCGCGCCCATCTAGCCCAACGTCGTATTGGACATTGTGCCCACGCTTGCGACACGCTTCAACTAAGGGGTCGGTAGAACGAAATCGAACACGGCGAATGTAATACTTAGCGAACCCGGGATGAATTCCCGGCGTAATCCCCGGCAAGAGAGACAATGTGCCCGAAGGTTGAATTGTTGTAATTCGTACCGACTCTGGCAGTCCCATTTTCTCTGACTCTCGCTTATCTAAATCATCCAAATATTCATACATCGTCGGCAACCAAGCCAGCTGCTTCTCAGATGATTGCAATACTCCCGTAATCGATTGTCCAAGCCGAGTATTTTTACTTACGATGTTTGTGGTTTTTTCATAAGGATATTCGAGTTGGGTAACGGCCTTCTGTGTCTTGTATAAGAGATACGAAATCTCACGGAACTCTTTCAGCGATTCAATATTCGGGAGAAAAATCGTCGCCAAATTGCAGCTCTCGCCGTCACCGAGCGCGATCTCAGCGCAGGGGTTAAACCCCTCCACGCTGTTATCTGTCTTTGCCTCTCCGAGCCTTCCAACCCGGCGAGCCAGTTTACGATTAACGAGTCCATATGGTTCCCCACTCCCGTCATACCCATTCCAGAATTCAGGCATGATTTCATCAAATGAATCGGCATAAATTGAATTATTACTGCTAGAGCGCCATGCCGGGATCTTTCCGGTTCCCCAGTTCTTAGCTCTCAGAAACAGCACGTCGTCCGGGTCCCCTATGGCGATCTGTGCAGATCGACGAGATGAACCAGAAACAACAATTCTTCCGATTATGTTACAAATATCTAAAACATCTACGCTACGAAGTTTCTTACCTGCGCGATTATCCATAACACCGCAGATGTCTTTTAATCCGTCGATAAGGGCTGCAGGGCCAGAAGCTGTTCCCCCAAAAGTTTTTAGTTTCGCTCCAAACTCCCTAACCAAAATGGTGGAATAGCTGAAGGATTTACCTGTGTCCAAGTAAGACTTCAACGTAGAGTGAAGCATCCGCGACCATCCCTGTCGCGAATCGGGCACGATAATGTCGGCATCGTTGGTCCGCTCGTGGGTGATTTCCACTCCCACTTTGACTTTGGGAAATTCGTGGATCTTTGCACGTTCAACTGAATAACCAACGCCACCACCCAACATGAGCATGTCGAACAGAAATTCAAAGTCCTCGATAGTTTCGATATTGACGTAGTAACAGTTATTCAAACTTGCACCGTTGAGCTTCTGAACCAGCGGCGTCCCTAGTTGCCACAGTGCGCGACCTGAGAAGGAGCAGCGCAGATTGAACATGTGGTCGAACAGACGTTCGGCCTCCTTCTGCGTGTAGTCAACTCCGATGTCAGCTGCGCCGTTAATGACCCGCTGTAACGTCTCTGGCCATATCTCGATTGTCCCATCGCCTTTTGATCGGCTGTACGTTCGTAGATAGACAACTTCACCCATCCCCCCAAAACCCCATGGGGGCGTCTCTAGGGCGTAACGGTCTACGAATTCTTGGGTTAGCAGGGTCATAATTAGTTCTCTCGGGCTTCTAAACTTGTTCAGCCTTCTGATTGTATCGAATCAGAAATTGCGGAAACTGTCAAATCAATCCTAAGTTTCTAGCCTCATCTATAGAGATGAGTTTCCCCTTAGCATATTTCAAAACTGTAATGGTAATGCCACCCGCTAGCTGACGTTCTTCGGTTATATCTTCTTCAACTAGATGCGTTTGTCCATCTCCATATCCAGAAATATGATCTGGAGAGGAATCGACACCTTCCGGCTTGCAGTTACCTGAAGGGTCACCGCAAACAGGACAGGCAATAGGGGCAGCACGAAGTACCTCAATGTTGTACTCGCCTATGCGTATCGCTTCCGACATGCGTTGCTCATAGGCACTGTCCGGGGGGTAACCAACCATCCCCCAACATTACATCAGGAAGTGGACTCCCACAGGTTGTCCAATCCCCTGACCATCCCCCCGTTGCGGAGAAACTCAACGGCGTATGACAGCCGGAAATGGAACTTGCCCGGTGTCCCCGGTGGGTACCGTTCCTCCAACAGAAGGACCGTGTACTCGAAGGGGTACCCGTCCCACTCGGCGTCGAACAGGTCATACCCGTCAGGGAGACCCGACGAAGAAGGCGGTGGGGCAGGAGTGCTTTGTTCGGGTGCGGGTCCGGGTTCGGGATCGGGCAGGGGAGCTTGGGTCGTCGTAGTAGTAGCTGGAGCAGCCGTCGTAGTCGTGGCCGGTGCGACTGTCGTAGTAGTCGTAGCTGGAGCCACCGTCGTTGTGGTCGCTGGAAGGTTCGAAACCCACACACCGTCTTCGTTGATCTCCATGACAGGTATGGAATACCCGTAGTCACCCATGCAGAGCGACTGCCAGACGGTAAAGGTTGGGGTCATCGGGTTCGCTGCGGCCCAGTAGGGATCGTTGAACCGGCGAATAACCATGTTGGCGTCCAGAATCCATTCGGGGATTAGACCCGAACTGAACATCAACGCTTCGATCTCTGGGTAGTTACCGTTGGCCCAATCGTCAATGGACAGAATCTGCCCGTCGGTCAGACCGCCAGCCCAGTTATCCCACGCCGGGATAGTCCCATCCTCTTGGACGTTTGTGCCCTTGCCTCCGTGGAGTTCTTCGTAGTAGCGGAAGACGATGCCGGGAGGGATCGTGCCGTCAGCTTCCATCGTGGTGATGTGTGCGGCCCACTCGTCGTAAGTCATGTGGATGAACCCGTACTCCGTGGAGCAGGGTGAGTAGATCGCGTCGTGAGTAGCGGTCGCAGGGGTCGCAAACATCAGTAAACCTGCGAGAACGCCTGCCGTCAAAAATGGCAACGTTATTTTTTTCATGTTGATTCCTATGAACGCGCCTTATTAGTCCTGCGGCCTTCTAACGCTTGCCGCAGTCGCGCTTCAACTAGTAGGTGGGCTGTCAGGATACCCCAAATTGCTTGAAGGGCAAACCCTCCCCAAGAGGTTTTGCTAAGCCTCCAGAAGCTCCTAGTAAGGGTTTCTACCCTCTGGGTCCTTATAGCCCATAAGTCCCAAAGGATCACCGTCGCACTAAGAAGGAGCCACCCCATCACCCCCGTCTTTCGTTGCCCCTTCTCCAAGTCGATAGGACCCAGATACCCCTTTACGAAATCGTTAGGGGTCACCCAAATTCCTGAACATTAAATCCATTTTCGGTCAACACACCCATAACCATGTCTATGTCTTGACCCATAATGTCCGGATCGGGGTATTCGGAAATACAGCGAGCGATTGTCGCTGGAATTTTCGCATTCGTAAGGACATCTCCAACGCCCCTCTCGAATCCTAAGGCGTCACCCCACACGACATGCCTGCCCAAAAGGTATTGATATGGCACGCTAACCAATGTCGCCATAGGTGTATTAAAATCATCCATCTCGACATGCGTAGCTGTTAGAACTTCTTCAATTTCCGCACTTTTATCAAGAAATGCCTTGAAGATGTCCTCCCCTTTATGTAGTTCTGGAGTTTTTGATTGAAACCCTTCTGCAACGAGTGTGATTGCATCACATTGCCAAAATTTACGCATCGCTTGTATTGCGTGTTCACATTTTTCTAAACGCGCAGCGGCAGGCTTCTTCATATCCGCCTTAGAACACTGAATTATTAATATCAATTCATCCTCACACCAACCAAAAAAGTTGAAGGGGAGATCCTCGCCCACTCCGAGCTCATCAACGAGATTTTCTTTGGCATGTTGGGCTGCAGTCATTGAAAGAGCCAGCTTGGAATAGGTATCCGGGTAGTTCTCCATTGTTATGTAGACTACACAAGGTACAGACTGACAAAGGACACCCTATTTATGGCTGAAAAGAAAAAACAACCCGCAGCTAAAAAGAAAGCTCCAGCCAAAAAGCCAGCGGCAAAAAAGGCAGCAGCCAAAAAGCCAGCGGCGAAAAAGGCAGCAGCCAGTAAGCCAGCGGCGAAAAAGGCAGCAGCCAGTAAGCCAGCGGCGAAAAAGCCTGCGGCCCAAAAGCCAGCAGCAAAATCTGGAACTCGCGCTACTACTCCACCACGGAATCCGGCAGCGAAAGAACGTGCTTCGGCACCCCCGGCAAAGAAAGCGGCGAAAAAGAAAGATCCGCTGCCTTACGCTCCGAAACCTCCTCCTGCTGCTGAGAAAATGGAATCACCAATTGTCGTGAAGAAACGAGGTTTCTTCTCCCGACTGTTTGGGCGCCGCCAATGAGCCTCTTAGTTCACGAGACATTTGAAGATGGTTGGCAGGATTCATGGAAGGGGAAGGTCCACAACGCTTATGTAAGTGGCGACTCTTTGCGGCTGATGTTCCGAACCGGCGACCACTACGGGTGCGCTCTCTACAAGGAAGTGCCACCCTGCCGCCATGTGAAGGTGTCCTACATGGTCAGGGCACTCAGCAACTGGAACTCCCACAGCACTGGCAAGACACTGGGGTTCGCTGATCTGCGCTACAAGGACGCCAGAGGCCGGTCCTACGGGCACGGAAACCGACAGCCTGATCCTGACGGCTTCTCATTCCGTACATGGTTCGGTAAGACTAAGGATGGCTACATGCCCATCGGCATGTATTTCTACCATCTTGGACAGGTCCCCAAGTGGGGTGATTCGGTCAAGGTCGGACAACTCAAGGTAGGCGGTAATCCCGTTCTCTTTGAATGTGAAGCCGATTTCGACGAGGGCTTCATTCGGGCTCGCGTCGATGGTGGCGACTGGGTTCGTCACAACCTTGTCGTTACCGACAAGACCGCTGTCACATGGGCGTGGTTAGATGCCTACTACGGTGGTCCAGCCGTGGCCCCTGAGAACATGGCGTGGGACATTTCCGATTACAAGTTGGAGAACCTCGGCCCTGATGTCGCCGACCCGGGCATCGACTGGGCGGGCCTCGCCAAGATGATCGCCGAAAAAGAAGAAGCTGCTAGGGAAACCGCAGAATCTGAAAATCCGGTGCCATTCATTAAAGCGTCTCCGAAACCGGTAGACACGATGGCAGAGATGACTCCGAGTTTGTCTGATCAACTCAGGAGAATCGCAGACCAGATTGACGCTCTAGACTCATAGGGTGGCCAGAGAAAAGTACGACGCCAGCCTGATTATCCCAGTTCTTGCGGACCCCAACCTCTGGATTGAATGGGTCGATATCAACGGCGAGGTTCATCACACTCCACGCTCACTCGCAGCCATCATTCCGCCAGACGCGAACATAGTAAAATGATTAGTCATGGGCTCATTAATCGCTTTCGTCATCGGCAGCTGTCTCGTGTTTCTTCTACTTACACTGGCCGACAACAAGGGTTGGCTTCCTAGTCGCAAGAACCGGTCTTAACCGTGTCTTACAAGCCATACACATACTCTGATTACATCCGTGAATTATATGACCACGGAATTTCAGTAGAATCAATTTGTTGGAACTTAAAGATAAAACCCGAAACAGTCGAAAAGTGGGTCGACAGCTCTGTGACTCGCCGCTAGGAGATAAAACATGTATTCAACTATTTCTGATGAAATTCAGACAGCCTGCTGGAATGCATGCCTTGAATTAGAGAAACTCACTTTAGGTGATGATGCACAAACCCAAATAGACATCATCAAGGAAGCAGTTAAAGAACCTTCCAATAGGGAATATCAGACTGCCGAAAATAGCCAGCACTGGCACGGCTAGTCTTCGAATACTCCTAGAAGATAGGGAATAGCTGAAATTGTATACCAATCTTCAGCAGTCATGCCAAATGTGTCGCTGAACGCGACCTCCCAAGCCGACCGGGTTGAACTACTCGGCTGGTTTATCGCTAACCACAGTTCGTTAACTTTCGCGTCCCCAAAGTCGTAAAACAATTTCTCGTTGACGAGCAGACCCATCGAATACTGGATCTCTCGTGTGCATTCATAGTTCTTCGTCACCGAATTGTGTTGGGTACGCTGCAAACGTTCCAATAGGTCATTTTCAGTCAACCTGTCAGAATTCGTAATCTGCCAGATTCGTAGACCGCGCAAGGTACCGGGCTCCGACCCAAATGGAATCGTGTACAACTCCGCGTGTCCCTCAATAAACCAGCAGGGCAACAGCGTCCACGGACACGGCATCGACCAGTTCTCCCACCCCATTACCGTTTCCCAATTCGGGTTTGAACACTTGTCGGTCATCCAACCGCTTACCTGATATTGGTACCAATGAGCGCTTTCATGATGGGCTATCAACGCGGCACTAAACGCACCAAAATGTTCAAAATCCGTCTTGCTTCCGGATACCACAATGACGTGCGGCATTCCAGTCTCGTCGGCATCCACCATCCCAACAGTTCCCCCTGACCGGACGGAACTTTTCCACCAATGTGGGGAGAACAAATCACGCGGTCCTCTGGTAGTGGTTGACTCCCACCAGTCTCGGTCCCCTGAATCCATCACCGTAAGGGGAAGTGCTACATCAAAATCGAACGCCCCTGACCAAAACCCGATGGCCTCTTCGTACAAGCCCATTACGGCGTCTAAACGATCAGCGGGAAAATCGGGAGCTACCCGTAAATCAATTTCTTGACCCGGCCTGTGACGGTCAGTCGCAAGATCGCGGACATCCTCGTACACCTGTTCCCATACGGGCGGCGGAGGTTCACTCCAATAGGCGATGTGATCCGCCGCAGAGCATTGATTCATTAGTAGGGGTATTGCTAGTAGTAGTGATTTCATTAGTACTGGTTAGTACATGTAGATGCGCCAGTTTCCTAACCGGTTGCGGGTGTTGTCCATCAAATATCGCGCCATACGCAGGTTGCAATCGACATCAAGCAGCATTACCTCCAGATCCCATCCCTCACACACCTTGAATACGGCCCTGCGGTGAATCGAGTTGATCTGCACAAGGCCATAATCAATCGAACCGTCTGAATTCAACGTGTCGTTGACGACCGTCGGCCTACAGCGACTTTCCTTCCAAGCAACATACGACCAAACGTCGACAGGGACGAGGCCATAAGCAACGAACGTGTCCTCCCACTCGGGGCAACGCTTCTCGGGGTCCATCGGATAGTCGTACCCGCCATCTCCAACTATTTCATCCAAGCTGAAGGTCATATCAACAGGCTGCCATTGTCCTAGCCGGACAAGAGCCCTGATGTGTTCTCCACGAGTGATCGGGCCATAAATGCCGTCTACATCTACTTCTAAATAGTGTTGGAGAATCTTCACATCCTCGTCAAAGCGAAAAAATGTGTACTCGCTTTTGAGAATCTCCAAGATTGTCTCTTCGATAAAGGTCTCTACAAATTCAGGTGATAATTCGGTAACCGTTACTTCCTGATTGAATTCATCGTCATAGAACTCTGGAGTGTGGTTATCTGGGGGACATTCTGGATAGTTATTGATGTCTCCCCAATGGGGAGGCCACTCTGGAAGAGGGTGAGCCCATCCTTCTGGTATTTCACTCAACACCACACAATCCGGAGGTGGCTCCAACACCTCCACTGTCGGAAGGTTCGCAGTCGTCGTGGTGGTTGTAGTCGTGGTCGAGGTGGCCACCCAAGTGATCACCGGCTGAGCGGTCGTAGTGGTAGCGCCACTGACGCTCAACCCCGATACGGGCAGATCTTCTCGCGTGAGATTAAAAGGTTGGTCGGCAACACTCCTGCTGTCGGCCCATATTGTCAAACCGTAAAGGCTTAGAACTGAAACCGAAAAGATTGTCAAAGCTTTGACACGGCTGCGGATGTCGTATCGCACTTGGTCCTCCTACAAGTTTTCGGCTACCAAATACTCCTTGGACTTGGCCGTGAAGAACGCCTCAATGTCCTCAAGCTTGCAGGTAGCCGTAATAGTATCGTCATCTGTTGTTTCTGTAATGGTGAATCCCATGGATTCCAACAGCAAGTCTGCCCACTCCTCTGCGTCATTGTACTGTTCGTCCAGCTCGGCGTCGGTAAGACTCTCGTCATCGTCCGAAATGGCCAGCAGCATCACGGTGATGTGCTTCATAACCTTCAGTCGCAAGTCAGCATTTTTCGTAGGCATGGTTGACAATGCTAACCGAATCGGTGTTAGAGTGCAACCTACACAACGATGGGGGTTCTCCCCCAAACCCAAGAGAAGCGAGCTGAAATGAACAATTCGACATTCACCGGTTGCGGCAACGTAACCCAAGACCCGGAAATGAAATACACCGATTCGGGCATCTCCAAGCTCAAGTTCAGCATTGCCTGTAACCGCAGCTGGAAGAACGCCAAGACAGACGAATGGGAAGAGGACACCTCCTACTTCAACGTCATCGCATGGCGAAAGCTCGCCGACGATACCGCAGACGTTCTAGAGAAGGGTGTTGGCGTTATCGTCACCGGTCGCATGGAACAGCGCGTCTGGGAAAAAGATGATGGGACCAAACAAAACATCGTCGAAGTGGTGGCTGAGAACATCGCCATCCAGACTCGCAGCATCTCCGACTTCACTCGCAAGCGCGCTGGGGACAACGCAGAAGGTGGCTCCAAGAGAGCTACGGCTACGTCTCCGCGCAAACAAGTAGAAGAGGAACTGGTCAAAGACCCGTTCTAGGTCGCGCGTAGGTAACGCGGAAACCACAGCGCGAGGATTTAGGGACCTCTTCTGGCATTGCCCGGTACAGAGATGCATGGGCAACCCGGAGGGGGTCCCTATTTCTCTCTCAGACAGCCACACAGCCCTCCTAAGGCGTTCCCACCTTCTTACTAGCCCCTTGGAGGTATAAGCAACTATTACTAAGGCACGGGCGGTGTGGTGGAATAGGCATACACAGGAGACTTAAAATCTCCCGACTCTTGAGTCATGCGGGTTCGAATCCCGCCATCGCCACTTCGGGAGCGTAACTCAATTGGCAGAGTAGCGGACTTTTAATCCGACGGTTGCGGGTTCGATTCCCGCCGCTCCCACTCAGCCCCCATCGTCTAGTGGTCAGGACACCAGCCTTTCACGCTGGGAACACGGGTTCGATCCCCGTTGGGGGTACCAATCGGCGGTAGTTCAACTGGCAGAACGTCGGGCTTTGGACCCGAAGGTTGGAGGTTCGAGCCCTCCCCGCCGAGCTAGGCCCCCGTGGCGCAACGGATAGCGCAGCGGGCTTCTATCCCGAAGGTTGTAGGTTCGAATCCTGCCGGGGGCGCTATTTGATTTACTTGTCAGAAATTGTTGTTAAATCTTCAAGCCAAGAATCAAATTTTTCACGCATCGCAGCCAAACGGATACGACGCAGCACAATTCCCCAGTGAGGCAACCTTTCGGCAGTTTTAAAGAAATCATCCACCAAAGTTTTAGCTTCTGCGGCCAATTCGTCTAATGACGCATCGGCTTTAGGCGTCCTTGGTGTGACTTCCCATGACATATTTGGAGTGGACTCGGGAGGCATATCAGGTATACTAGTACGATGGCCACTTGGGACGGGGAACTGCAGGAAATTGAAGCCGTCATCGGCGCTTTACGCGACACCGTAAACGATGTTCGACGACGTTTGCAGATGCTGGAATCTAAAATTGTCACGCTTGAGCAGCAACAAGGGTTGATGCTCAAAGAGACCGCGAAGCGGCGACAAATCTAGTCGAAGAGCTCCTGCCAAGACGCAGGACCAACAATGCCATCCATCGTAAGGCTCTCATTCCTTTGGAACTGCTTTACGGCACGTTCAGTACCGCGTCCAAAGATCCCGTCTATACCTTTTCCGGTCATCGTGCGACTAGAAGTTTTGGCCGTGCTAATGCCCTGTTTCTCCAACAACATTTGAAGTAGCTTTACAGCTTCTCCGCGATCACCCTTGCGCAAAACTTGACGGCGGGCACGAGCAATAGCCTCAGCAAGTTCTTGGAGAGGATGCTTCGCTTTTGCCAATTCTTGATCTTTTACGCGAATCGCCTTTTCAGACTGCTCGCCCTTCAGCGCCGGAGCATCAAACCAATTCCACTGTCCGTTTAGAAAACGCCCATATGGTTGATGATGCCACCACTCGCCACTCACTGTAGGGTGTAAGCCATACTGCTTAGCAGTATTATTGACTTCCCAAGTGGATAAGCCTTTACCGGTAATGCGAAAATCGACAGCAAATCCGTAATTGTCAAATGCAGGCTGAGCCATATGCCAGCTACCCTGAAAGCCATTTCCAAAACGTCTTTGAGGATTGGCAGCTAAGTTTCCCTTGCCTGATTTATATTTATCGTATAACGCCTGCTGTGCAGCCATCGTTCTCACGCCCGACACGATAGCCACCCGGCCACGAATAATCGGATCGTCAAAAAACGCCCCCAAGCGTAATTTGAACCGAGGATGCAACTCATCGAGCCGCACCCAACGGGATGTCACTGGCAGGTCTATGTCCACTCGCTATCACCTTCAATCGTTAACGTAAATAAAGACTAGCAGCTTGGGTTTACAGGTGGGGGTAAAGCTGCTAACGTCACATCTATGGATGAAGTCAGCGCAGAAGCCATCATCAAAATCGAAGCCATGCAAGCCCGATTCACCGAACGAGCTCAAGCTGTAGCCAAATCCGGCATGCCCCCACTAGAGGGTCTCATGCGTCGCAAATGGATTCAGCAAAAGGAACTTGACTACCAAGATTTCCTCATCGTTGCCGACTGCGTCGTTGAAGTTGTCGAGGGCATCCTCAAACTCGATCTTCGACCGGCGATCTGTGATGCCACAATGCGGAACTCCCCCAACGGCATCATCGACAAAAGCCTAGAGAGAGAAACACACGTCGCCACAGACAACATCGCCAAAGCTCTCCCCACCGACGGAAACAAAATCACCCCCAAAATGCTCGACTCCAAAACAGACCTCCAAGACCTGATCGACGGAGCCGAGATGTTCAGAGTGGTCCGACTTGTCCGACCAATCGTTACCAAAAAAAAAATTAAAAGAAGAATCGGTCTAAGCGGATACAACCCCAACTTCGAATACGGAGGCGAAAGCGGATGAACCTCAAATCACTCTTCTTCGGCACCATCCTCGCCATCTCAGGCGGAATCATCTCCGGAGGGCTCGTCGGCGAATGGTGGGCCTTCGCAATCCTCATCCCCGCCGGAGCCTACGCAGGATGGACACTCGGAGAACGCAAACCGCGCAACCCCTAAAAACCCATGCAACAACAAAAGAAAACAAACCCCTCAAAAATTTTTAGGCACCCCACAACATGACCGGGGCTGAACAACCCACACCCCCCTCCCAAAAAGGCCCCACGGGACCCGGACAAAACACAATCTACGAAGCCCTAGAAATTTATATCAACGAACTCAGCCACCTATCCTTCAACGAAGAACCAGACGACTACCTAAAAACAAGCCTCGTCATAGAGAACCTCCTCGAAATCCTCCTAAACAGCCACAACTACGAAACACACGGCATCATCATCGACAGAGACGAACTCACCAAAGACGCCTACAAAAAAGGCATCAAGCTCTACAACAAAAAAAAGAACCAACTCCACCTGCAATGGACACTCACACTCATCACAACCATCGCACTCGCAACCATCCTCTACTCCGCACTCTCCTGAATTAAACCAGAGAAACATACACACCAAAATTCTGTATGCGTGCCCCCACAGCCCGAACGTGTGTTCGAAAAGTTTGCGGGACTATGAAGTGACGGTTCGGTAACTTCGTTCGGATTCGTTCAGGGTTGCCTCACGGTTTCGTTTGGGTTGCCTCACGGTTTCGTTTGGGTGTTGCTCGCCGGTTGAGCTTGCGAAGCGGGGCAGAAGACAACTCGGTTCTCGGCGTGTCGAGGGGGGGGATGGTATTCCTTGGCTTTTCCCAGCAAATCGTGTTGCGAGGTTGCTTGTTGTTGGCATAACCGCTAGGCTTATCCCCATGACAGGGCTAATCAGATTCACGGCGGCGGCTACAGCCATCGCAGCGTTCATGGTCTTTGCTATCTGGGGCCTCGGTTGGACGAACGAACGCCACTCCCGTTTCACTTGTGAGAGTGGGACCCATGTGGCTGAAGCGTTCGACACCATCTGGGAGATTGCACGCACCCGGTGTGAAGGCAACCTTGAGAACGCCGTGTACCACTTCGTCCAACTCAATGGTGGGACGGCGTCGATCCAGATTGGTCAGGAAATTCGCGTGCCCTCCACGGGTAATGCTGATGAGTAGAGAGCCGTGGAAGCACAAGGCAGCCTGCATCTCTGCTAACACCACCATCTTCTTCTCCAAACGTGGAGGCAGTAGAGGTCCAGCCTTGGAGTACTGCCATCATTGTGATGTGAGAGATTCCTGTCTCGCTGAGGCCCTCGTTCAACCTGACCTCCTTGGTATCTGGGGCGGCACTACTCGGAGGGAACGTAGGAACATCCGACATCAGGAGAAGCTTTCGCCCTCCATGTCTTTCGCTGATGTCCTCGCTGTCATCCGCAGCCTTGACTGATGTTGCCTCTCCTTGACACGACGTTGACATCCAACTAAGGTACGCACATGGCATACGACACCGCAGCCCGAAGCAAGGCACTGAAGTGTAAGAAGGACTGCACCTGTGATCGACACGCCGCACCCATGCGCAACCGATCGCTCTCCGCTAAAGAAGCCAACGCTCGGCTGAAAGAGAAGAACCTCGTCGCACTGGAGCCTTGGCATGGACGCACCACCCAACCTTGGAAGGTCAAGTGCTTGACCTGCGACACCAAAGGATCGCCCACTATCGGAAGTCTCTTCGCTACAGGCGGATGCAGGACATGTGGATACCAGCGTCTGGTAGCAGAACGCATCAAGAAGGCAGCAGTCGACGCAACGGCTTTGATGATCGACAATGGCTTCACCCCTCTAGAGGAGTACACAGGCAGCAAGGTTCCCATGAAATGCCGACACACCTGTGGGGCCACAGTCACGGTCAAGCCAGTCATGATCAAGCAGGCCATCAAGAAGGGTTGGACCATCACGCAATGTGAGTGCCAAAAGGGAACAGGCGCTAAGCCACGAATCTCTCAGGAAGCAGTGTTCGAAGAGATGAGGCAAGCAGGGCACGAACCTCTGGAGCCGTTCCTGTCCATCAAGTCACCTTGGCGAACCATCCATGTCGAATGCGGCGGCGAACGTCACTCCACCCTTGAACTAATCAGACGTGGAGGCTCAGGTTGCTACCCATGTTCACGAAAGTCAATCGACCCCAGCAGCCTCACGGGTGGTGCCAGCCCTAGATGGTCACACCCACACACCATCAGTCCAGAAGCAGCAGCAGACTACGTTCGTTCCAGAGGGTTCGAACCCATCGACGAATACAGCGGCTCTCAGAAGAAGTGGAAGATGAAGCACTCATGTGGCGCTGTCGTCACCCCCTCTCTCACGAACCTTAAAGGGGGCTCAGGTTGCAAAGCTTGCCACTCCTCGTTCAACTACATGGAGGAAGCCATCGTCTACCTCTTGAAGCACACGGGACATAACGCATTGAAGGTAGGCGTTGCAGGCGCAGAGTCCGCTGACCGCAGAATGGGTGACAACGTTCGCAATGGATTCGCCATCGTAAAGACTTGGGACATCACAACAGGTCAAGAGGCAGAGGACATCGAACAAGAAGTCATACGGCACTGGCGACAAGACCTGAACGCACCGCCCAATGTTGAGAAGGCGCACATGCGAGGTGGTCACACTGAGACGGCCAGCATGCGCAAGGTCGGCCTAGCCAACACCATCGACTACATCGACACACTCGCACCCAGAAGGGACACAATCTGACGGACTACGGGGAACACTTTCGCCCCTTATGGACCACCTGCGGATCTCTTGTCGCACCCAGCCACTGATGCCACTCGCCATGGCGTCGCCGCGCTAGCCAAAAGGCGGGACTGTGAGTGCCGTAGCTATCTCGGTCACCACTTGACGGAGCCGGGTTAGCACAACGAGTACAAGACATTCGTCAAAGTCAACTAAGAGTCCTCCATTTTCATGAGCCTGCGTTGCTCTCCGTCGAAAGAGGCTGGCAGGCTGGAGGACCGGCCTCGATTAAAGGTGGTCCGTCCGTCATTTCTCAAAGGAGCAGCACATGGACTGAACTCCAACATGTCTGCTCTTGGTGTGTCAAGAACCACCCCAGCGGTGACAAACCGTACAGGGGACGCTTCTATCGTCCGCATTTGTTGGAGGAGTACAACAAGAGGATGCAATCGCTCTTTGGAGAAGAACACATGTGGATCGTTCCCTCGTAAGCGGGACTACCGATGAGCTCTAGAAGCGCTCACGGGTGAAATCATGGAACCCTCCAGTTTCTGCCCTGTCACTGGGGGGTTCCGCCTTTCTGGTTGGATTCAACTGGTATTCGGTGTACGCTTGACCCATGAGCCACGACCTAGAACTACGCACCGATGGAACGGCCAAATTCGCCTATTCCAACCGAGAAATTCCATGGCATCGCCTAGGCAAGCCCATGAGTGGACTTCAAACTGCTGAAGCAATGCTTGAAGCGGCAGAAGCCGATTACGACGTAATTCTCGCCAAAGTCGCCGCTGTTGATGACGACGGCAATTGGATTCTCAATCCGGATGGCAGCAAAATCATTGTTGAAGACTCACGAGCCACTCTGCGACAAAACAACGACGGAAGCTTTAACGGATTAGCGACCGTAGGGACCCGATACGTCGTTCAGCAGAACAGGGACTGCATTCAGTACGCATTAGACATCGTCGGCGCCTCAGCCGGAGATGCAGTCGTCGACACATGTGGAGTACTGCATGGAGGTCGCCAATTCTTCGCCTGCATCGACATGGGCGGATTGATCATCGACCCCACGGGTATCAACGACAGGTTGGAACGATACCTACTAGTACACACGGGTCATGACGGCAAGATCGCTATGACCTACGCCAACACGGCTATCCGAAGCGTGTGCAACAACACGGTCACCCTCGGCAAGAAAACTGCCAAGTCTGTCTTCACCGCTAAGCACACTCGCAATGCCAAGCTTGCTGTTGATCACGCCAAAGAAGTTCTCGGGATATCCACGGACTGGGCTGACGGTTTCAAGACCACAGCCAACGAGATGTTGGCCACACCAATGATTGCGGGTTCACGTCAATTTGACAGACTTCTAAATGTTGTACTTCCTCCCAAGGGCAACGAAACCAGCAGGCAACGGTCGAATCGTGAAGAAACCGGATCGGTTATTCGCCGTTTGTTCACTTCTTCCCGGAACGCAGGTGGCTACGGGTACAACGCATGGTCTGCCTACAACGCAGTAGTTGAGTACTTCGACCACACCCGTGACGCCGAACCCAAGGACCGTGCACTGGCCTCAATGACCCACAATTCATGGGTGTCGAGTAAGAAATCGGCTGCAGAAGAATACCTACTGTCTCTTTAGAGCATCCCCGCATGGCACAATAGGGGAGGCTGCGCTTGTCGAAAGGAAGGGACTGGTATGTCTGATGAAATCGAAGGCGGAGAATCGAGTTCGGATACCGGCGAAGTTAGCCGTCAGGAGCTAATTGAGTTCCTTGGCGACTTCATGTCGGGCACTATGCGTATCGAGCAGGTGTATCGCTCACACCTCTGCTCAACCCTTGTCCAACGGGTTCACTCAGAATTCGGACCCGAAGGACTCGCAGAGATGATGATCAAAATCGACGAAACTGGCGGGTGGATCTCTGACATCTTGCTAGAAGCCCCGGATCTGGAGAACGCCATGTTCGACAAGTTCGGCGTCTTTGACCCGCAAGTCACCCATAAAGCTCGTGACACCAAGGCCATGTACGAGATGAACAAGAAGATTTGGCGACTTCGGAAACGCTACGCCAAGCTGATTGTCGATGAGATCTTCGAAGAGAACAACGCTCCCCAACCTGTCGAACCCGAGACTGAGTAGTGTCCCACTTCTGGGGAAAACTTACTCGTCTGGTTCCAACGTTCACGGGTACCCCTGAAGAAGCAAAAGACAACACGCAATCGCACAGCTGGAGAACCGTTCGTCTCGCCGACCGATTCAACGAGGTCAACAACTCTGCCCTCAAAGTTACCGAGTGTTCGAAATGCGGAATCCTTGCTCGGCATCACGCTTCTAGCTACCCATGCGGGACTCCCCCGGAGGAGCTCACGTTAGAAGAGTTGCTACAGCAAAAAGAAAGCGGCCCCACCCCCAAGCCGTAGCCTGAGAGTGGAGCCGCTAACCCGTCCGTGACCCCTAGGTGGATGAGGGGGGAAGGGGTTCCTAGATGCCCCAGACAGAACGGTGCTGATCTTCGATGAACTTGGCTTGTACCTCATCGACACAGCGCATTCGAAAGATCTGCGAATCGGACGAGTCGCCGTCAGGACTGGCGAACCAGAGGTGTAGGTAGTTACCCACAACTTCGGTTCCGGTCAGTGTTCCCTTCATGCGGACTCTTGGCCTTGCTTCGGTTTCCATTTAAACCCCTTCCATGGGTTGATTTGCCTTACAACAAACAACCTAGTCGTTATTGCGACTACTGCCAACCTTTATGACGCTTTTTCTTTAGAACTTGCGGTATTTCTTTCTCAACCCGATTGACCGTGGCTTCACATCGAAATACTCGGTCTTCGTCGTCCCCTGTTTCGGATCGAGAGTCACCTTCCCAAACGGAGTGACCCACTCAGTCACCACCTCGTCATCGTCGAGCTCTTCAGCCCCGCTGTTCACTTGTTCGTTCCTATCTTGTTGACGGTAATCAACTCTTCGTAGTAAGCCTTGCGTCTAGCATCGGCTTCTTTCTTACGCAAGGCACGACGCTTCGCTTTAGCAGGACTCAACTTGGCCCTGTTCCTTACATGTTGTTGCGTCTTCTTACGTTTCTTTCGCATTCAACGAGACTAGCGCAGGAGATGGATGCGGAAGATCACCATTGACCAACCACTCAGGACGGATCTCTCTCCATCCAATCATCTCGCACTGCCATGCTCGGCGTTCACTCTTACCGATGAGGGTGATGATGTCACCATGCATCATCGAGCGAATGCCCAACTTCTCGGGTAGGTCGCCACGTTCGATGTTCTGAAGCTTCCTAAAGTAGTAGTCCTGCCATTCGGGCACGTTAGCGATAATGGCGACGTTCGCTATCTCTTCGTGAAAAACCTCAACCAACGAATAAGGACTGTGTTCGACGGGTGGGTTCAGAGGCGTCTTCGCCATCCAGCTTGGGTCTTTGCGATAGTAAATCGCTACCTCATCCACTGTCGCCCGCTGCCTTATCCAGTTTGGCCACACCCTCGTACACATAAAACGATCCACCAGAGAGAGCCACATGCGCCACAGGTGTCAGGTCACTCATCTGCTGCCTCCAGTCGGCCCATTAGAGCCTCCA